TGTATGTGTTATATTATTAATTGTTAATTCACCAGCATTATATGTTAATGCAGCGGTCGCACAGGTCATTGTATGTGTACCATCTACTTCCTCTGTTAAATTACCAGTGGTTCCAAATAACATATTACCACCAGAGGCAACTGCATAATCACTTACAGAACTTTGTGAATATTTACCACCAGCAAATAATGTCATATTTTCGTATGCAGTATTTGCATAATTTTTTGCAGTATTAATTGTATAATCATTTGATATTGTTAATAAATTATCATTTACAACATTTTGAATTAAATCATTATTCACTAATAAATTATCATTAATTCCAATATTAATGCTTCTATTTCTTGCAATTTCGGCCTCATGATTACCTTGGATACCTTGTTGTAATGAACCTTTAATATTCATTGTAAAATCTTTTTCTACTTCCAAGTGATAATTACCATACACCAATTGTCGTAAATCACCATCGACAGTCATATTCATATTACCTTTTATATGGATATTTTTATTTGCTACAATAATTTCGTAATCATCACCAATAATTTTAACCTGTCTTGTTCCGTCATTATATATTTCTTCGTATGAACCAGAAGCATGTTGTTTATTTAATCTTAAATTACCTGGTGTATCATCAACCTCAAATACATGACCACTTTCAGTTTCGTTAACCTTATTATATGGATAATCTGGTTTATGACCATTTAATGGTTTTAATTCTGTCCATGTTTGCGCGGCATAAAAACTATCTGCCTTATCTGGAGCAACTGTTGATATTTTTGCTGGAGAAGCCGTTGTAATAGTAGGATAATCCTTTTTGGTTCTCTCTACACTCGATGTTCCCTGTTCATATTTGGTTGCTCTTGCTGAAAAGTTTACATCACTTTGGTCAATATATTCTCCTTTTGGATAATTTAAACCTGTAAACCCTAAATTTTTACTTCTACTAGATGATTTGGAAGCAATTGTTCCCATAATAATTGGGTCTTGTGCAGATGGACCATCTCTAAAAAATCCCACAACCCAGGAACCTTCCATCAATCCGTGTGGTGTATCTCCAATTCCTGATGTTCCACTTGCAGTTGTTGGCATCATAACAGTAGCCCAAGGTAAATCATCAGTATCTAATTCATTTTTATCCTCGGTGTGGTAACCAAAACATCTCACTTTAACACGGTTCATTTCCTCTGGGTCAAATCTATCTTCGACAACACCAGTAAACCAGTTAAAACCTCCACCTAAAAAATCATCTGCTCTCATTGTAATGTTTCTCGTTCTTTTATTTCTATAATTTCATCAATACTTTCCATGAATGAATCCTTTTTCAAGGTTAATACCATAGAATATTTTTCTTTAAATTCATGCACTATTTTTGCTATAATATAATTACCTGATAAATATTTATCAATAGGGTCTTCCTTTGAATCGGAACCTGCTCTATTAATATTTACAGCAATTTTATCTCCTAATTTTAAATCAAAATCACCACTTATTTTAGCATCAATTGTTAATGTATTTAAATTTTTTAAATATGAATGTGAATCTAAATAACTAGGCTCTATTGTACCACTGTAATTATTTAAATTTTCTCCAAATGCTAATGAATTTTTTGATATAAAGAAGTTTTTACCCTTTGTAAATTCTTTAATGGGTTTATCCAATAATTTCATATTATCAGATAGCGAATCATTATCATTTAGTTTTTCTGTTCGGTTATAATTGTATTCAAATGTATTATATGATTTGGTTGCAATATCTAGTGTATGTAATGTTGACCCATAGCAACCGTCTGATATAGATGTTAACTGTGATACATTTAAATCTGAGGACAGTCTATAAATCTTTTTTCGTTCCTCTTCGTATGTTTCCTCTCCTGGAACTCCCTTTGATTCATCTGCTTTTAAATATGGCCTATATACATAAGTATCAAATAAGTCCTTATCAATCATTTGTTTATATGATTCCAAAACAATTTTATTATCAGATATTCTTTCGTAAAAGAAAAAAGGAGTTTTTGAATCAGTAATATTTTTTAATAACCATTTAATTGCTGATAGTGGTCTTAATCTAGGATATATTCCATTTGCATTACCTGTTTGACTATTTAATTCTAATTTATCAGCTGATATATGTAATTGTTTTTCGCATATTTTTTTAATTGATTCACCAATTGAACCTGCAAATTTATTTGTAAGTGTAATTAGATTATTATTATAAACATAATCTGAAACACAGGTCAGTGTAAATATTTGCATTGATTCTTTATGTCTGGAATAATCTCCGATATTTGCAATACGAAGCGATAAATCATATTCCTTTTTCTCTTTTGATACTACATCAGTACGAGATATATTAATTTCAACCTTTTCATTACCCATTATTTTAAAGCCTTCAAGGATACCTGTCGCGTCTGCAACAGCTACATCAAGAGTAACACCCATCGAAAAAATACTTTCAGTGATTGTAATGTTTTGAGAAACAACAGTTAAATCAATATATTGTTCTGGTGAATTTAAATTTGTAAACAAATGAACCTTATTGACTGTATATGAGCCAGGTCTAATTGCGTTCGCTTGATTACTATTATTAATATTTGCCATTATGCATTAATTGCTTTTTTATATGTATCTACAAATTGTCCAATATAATTAGGGTCAATATATCTAATTTTTGACCTTTCTTCGTTTAATTCAAATTCGTGGTCTCTATTTGTTACATAAGCCACATTACTATCAGCAACTCCACCTTGAATATGAATTGCATTTGTTACTGGTTTTTTATTAACATCATTTTCATCATAGTAATAATATGGTGCGTCTGCATATTTAAATGCTCTATATGTATCTACAAAATCACCTGATGTTGAACCAGTAATTCTTTCTGTGATATTACTAATTCCTTCAACACTACCAATAAAGGCACCTGTTACATTTTGTATAACCAATTGGCTCATATCAACATTTTTCTTTGTTAATGTTCCAGTTGCATTAGATGTAGCACCAGTAATTGTTTCTCCAAGTGTAAATCTACCAGATAAACTATTTTTAAAGTTATCGGCAACCTCTGGATTTGTTTCTATTGCATATCCATTATATTCCTTTTTCATATATGCTAATAATTGTTCTTGGCTCATAGGCCATGCTCTATAACCATCATGTAAATGGTCATTAATAACAAAAAATGTCCAATAAAAATCCGATGTACCATATAACCTTTGTGAAACAATGTCAGGTCTTTCTCCATTAATAACCTCGTAAAATTTATAAGCTGAGGTATTATCTAAAAATGAATCCAATGGTTTTACATGGCGATAAATATCGACCATATTTTGTTTAACTCCAGTACGATTGAAATCATATTCGACTTTTGGAAATTGTTTAAAAAATGCCATTATCCTTCTCCCTCTGGTTTTTCATCTTCAGGTACATCAACCAATTTAAATTTGTCATCAATACCTTCGAATTCTTCTCCGTATATATCTTGTCGTACAATTGTTTTTGTTTCCTGGAATGTCATTGCAATATCTGTTTCAATAGGAGCACCGTCCTTATGAAATGCATTTGATGTGCTGTTATATGTAACTTGTAAACCTGTTAAATGACACATTAAAATTTTAGGCATAAATTTATTAACACTTCCACCCCTATAAAAATCAATTTTAAATTGTGCAGGATATTGTATTGATAATTCACCTGTTGATTCTGGTAAAGCATAATTTCTAAATATATCCACAATTTTTGCAATTGTTCTTGCTTCTCTATCTGATTCAGAAATTAATTTATAATCAAATTGGAATGTACGAAGCTGATGTCCTTCATATGTTACGGCTGTATGAGGATTCTGTGCAATACCTGATTGTAAGGCTGCAATTCTGGCACCCCTATCAATCATATCCAATCCAGGAATTCCTTGTAATAAACTTGTATTCATCATTGCTCCAGCTTTTAAATCTGAAGATGTAAATTGTCCACCCTCTCCGGAACCACCAATTCCTATTTTTGCTAAAACAGTTTTCATTCCAGCACCCATAGGGCCTTGGTCTAGTGTACCATAATTACCAGAATCAGATGCGGCAAAACCGATAGGTTGATATAAATGAATTGTATAGGGTTGAATTACACCATCATTTTGTCTTTCATTTACCTCAAATCTGACATGATTTGCACCATTTTGTGCCTCATCTGCTAGTGAACTTGGAAATCTTAATATACTCATACTTTTTCCTATATAAATAAAATAAACATATATAGGTTTATTTATAATGGCTTACAAAGGGAAATATAAAATAAAGAATCCGGATAAATATGCCGGAAATCCAAATACTGTGGTATTTCGTTCCCTATGGGAAAGGAATGCTTTTCGTTGGTGTGAAAACAATCCAAAGATAAAATTATGGAATTCAGAGGAAATAGTAATACCATACAAATCAACTGTGGATAAAAGATTACATCGTTATTATGTTGACCTTTTAATCCAAATGGAAAATAAAGAAACATACCTTATTGAAATAAAACCTAAATCACAAACACAACCACCAAAGCCTAGGTCAAGAAAAACCAAAAAGTTTATCAATGAACAATTAACTTATATTAAAAATAATGATAAATGGGAAGCAGCAGACCAATTTGCAAAACAAAAAGGTTGGAAGTTTCAGGTTTGGACAGAAGAAACTTTAAAGAATCTAGGCATCAAAGTACTCTAAAAACCATATAAATAGATTATATGGCAAGTTTATTCGATACATTACAAGCCCAAGCTCAAAGAGCAGGTGTTACAGCACGAACAAAAGATTCAAAGAAATGGTTTGAAAAGAAGGTTGGCGAATTAAGTAAAGTATCGAGAACAAAAGTATTAAAGGATAGTGCACTTGATAAAACAACTAGAACACTACCTGGAAGTATGTATATGTATTTTTATGACCCAAAACATAAGAAAACATTACCATATTATGATAGGTTTCCACTTACAATATTTGTGGAACCAGCAAAAGATGGCTTTTATGGATTAAACTTACATTATTTAAGACCAGATATAAGAGCAGAATTTTTGGACGAATTAATGAGATTAGCACCCAAAAGGATAATTGATTCAACAAGATTGATAAAATTAAGATATAATTTATTGCAAGGAGTACAAAAATATAAAGAATTTAAGCCGTGTTTTAAACACTATTTAACAAAACATGTTAAGTCACAATTTTCCAGAGTACAAATGGCGGATTGGGAAATTGCGATATTTTTACCAACAGAACAATTTATTAAAAAGCCAAAAGGAAGTATTTGGTCAGAAAGTATTAAAATAGCGAGAAGTTAATGAGCATAGATAATTTAAAATCAGTAATTTCAAAGAAAAATGGTCTTGCAAAATCAAATAGATTTAATATCATTTTTACTCCCCCGACACAGTCATTATTAAATTTAAATCCAGATGTATTAATAGGTTCATTAGTATCTGGTACATTTAATGCTAGAAATTTAATCAGTGACCCAAGAGATATATCATTATTATGTCAAGGAGCAAGTTTACCAGGCAGACAAATTTCTACAATAGATTATATTGCAGAAAAACAAAATGTGCCAATACCGTACACAGTAATAGACGAAGATGTACAATGTAAGTTTTTATTAACCAATGATTATTATATTAAAACATTATTTGATAATTGGTTAAGTTCTATTGTTAATTTAGATAGTTATTCAGTAGGATATAAAAAGGATTTCGCAACAGATGTTGTAATACAACAATTGGACGAAAAAAATGTACCAGTTTATGGGGTGAGATTAGAAAATGCTTTTCCCACAACAGTAGCTGGTGTTGAATTGGACCAGGCTCAAAGTAGTGGGCCAATGGAATTGAATGTAACTTTTAGTTACGACAGGTATGTACCAGAAGGACCAACAAGTTCTACATTGAGTGGAGTAAGTGCAATCCTAGATGCATTAACCTAATATAATATAGGAGAATATTATGGCTTTGCCAAAATTGAGTGTTCCTCAGTATACGGTTGAATTACCGTCTACAGGAGAACAATTAACTATGAGACCTTTTCTTGTAAAAGAGGAGAAGGTATTGATGATTGCCTTAGAATCAAATGATATGGGGCAAATCACACAAGCAGTAAGGGATATTATTATCTCTTGTTATGGATTAAAGGATTTAGATGACCTTACTGTATTTGATATAGAATATCTGTTCTTACAATTGAGAGCAAAATCTGTAGGTGAAAATATGAATATACAGATTAAATGTACTCAGGAAGAATGTGATGGACTTACGCCTATATCAATTAATGTTGACGATGTTGAGATAATAAATCAAAATCAAGAGCGTACAATATTACTTGATAAAGATAATGGAGT